CTGCACCAGCTCGACCAGCTCGGGCCGAAGGACATCGAGGAGTACCGCTACTACGGCGCGCTGCTCATCGCCGAGACGGCGAATGAAAAAGCGCTGCTCATCTACAACCGCACCGAGCGCGACGAGTTCGATTTCGACTTTGCCAAGCAGCTCTTTGCGTTCAAGCGCGACCTGGAGAAGTTCACCAAGGCCGCCGACGAGCTGGCGAAGGAGACCGACCGGGCCGACCTTCCCGAAGAGAAGGAGCACATCCGCAACGAGGCGCTGAAAAAGAGCTGCACCGTGCGCCGTATTGCCAACTGCCTGCCGACACCGCTGTATCACCAGCGCAGCACGCTGACGGACGAGAGCCTCTACTACTTCCGCGTCGAGTTCCCGAGCGATCAGCCGCCGGTGAAGGACACCTTCAACACGGCGCAGCTCACCAGCCCGCCCGAGTTCACCAAGCGGCTGCTGCACATTGCCACCGGCGCCATGTTCGACGGCACGGCGTCTCAGCTGCGCCGGTTCATGAACCGGCTGGAAGGCCTGCGCCGCGTCGAGACCATCGACTTCGTCGGCTATGTGAAAGAGCACGGTGCCTACGTCTGGGGCGACACGGCCGTTGCCGGTGGGCGCGTCATCGAGATCAACGACGAGGACTTCTTCGAGGTCGGCAAGCTCAGCATCAAGAGCACCAACAAGGCCGTCGATCTGGAGATCAATCGCGACCTCGGCGAGTACGACGAGCGCTGGTGGGGCCTGCTGTGGGAGCTGTTCGGCGCGAAGGGCGTGCTCGCGCTCGCGGGCTTTTTCGGGGCCTTGTTCGCCGAGCAAATCCGCCGTGAGCAGCAGAGCTACTTCTTCACCGAGATCGTCGGCGAAGCCGGTGCCGGCAAGACGACGCTGATCGAGTTCCTCTGGAAATTGCTGGGCCGCGTCGATCACGAGGGCTTTGACCCGAGCAAGGCCACCGCATCGGGCCGCGCCCGCACCTTCGTGCAGGTGAGCAACTTGCCCGTCGTGCTCATCGAGAGCGATCGCGGCGGCGCCGACAGCAAGCCGCACGCCAAGAGCATGGATTGGGACGAGCTGAAGACGCTCTACAACGGCCGCAGCGCGCGCACCACGGGCGTGAAGACGCAGGGCAACGAGACCTATGAGCCGCCGTTCCGTGGCGCTGTGGTCATCAGCCAGAACGCGACCGTGGTGGCGAGCGAGGCAATCCTCAGCCGCATCTGCCACCTGCATTTCAGCCGGGCCACGCATACCGAGGCGACGCGCGCCACGGCGCGACAGCTGGCGGCCATGCCGGTAGAGCGCCTGAGCGGCTTCCTGCTGCAGGCCACCTGCTCGGAAGAAGCCGTGCTCGCCACGCTCGCCGATCGGCAGCCAGCGCATGAGCAGCGAATCCTCGGAGATGCCGAGATCAAGACCGTGCGGGTGGCGAAGAACCATGGACAGATGGCCGGACTGGTCGATGCGCTGCGCCTGTTGACGCCCATGACCGACCGGCAGCACGAGCTGGTGCTCGCCGAAATTGACGCCATGGCGCGCGAGCGGCAGAAGGCGCTGGCAACGGATCACCCGCTGGTCGAGGAGTTCTTCGAGACCGTGCGTTACCTGGAGTCGCGCGGCGACTACCTCAACCACAGCAAGAACCAGGAACTCATCGCAATCAATTTGCCCGAGTTCTATGAGCGGGCCCGCAACAAGGGCCAGCCCGTGCCCGAAACGCAGACCTTGAAGAAGGCCCTGCGGACCGCGCAGTACCGCCGCTTTGTCGATGTGAAGGCCGTCAACAGCTCTATCGCCGAGCACGACAACACCGGCTCGCTACCCAAGACCGTCCATTGCTGGGTGTTCGAGCGCCCCGAATCAGATCGGGACTGACCCATTTCTGTTTTCCACCACCACCACTCCATGAAGGAGAGCTATGAGCACGTCTACTCGCTACATCCTCGCTGTCGCCGGCCCCGATTGCTACGCCAAGCGCGGTGCCGTCCGAGCACTGGAGATACACGGTTTCGCCGTGCTGTCGTTCCAGGCGTTGCACCTCAGTGAGGTCGCCACGCAGTGGGCCATCGACCCGCGCACATTCGTCGACGGCGGTGTCGATTCGATTTTTCCGATGCTCGCGCTGGACCGGTGCATCGATGCCGGCTTTATCGCCTACACGCAGGCCCAGACGCTCACCTGCGCCGACAGCCTGTCGATGCCGCGCACTGGCCGCACCGTCGCGCGCCGCTGGGCCCAGTACCGCTCCGCTCAGTGCCCCACGGTCTGGCTCGACGCCATGCGCGCCGAGCTGGCCCGCTGCATCGATTCCGGCGCCACGCGCATCGCCATCGCCGACGAGTTCGACGTATCGGAGTCGCTGATGCTGGTGGCCGAGTACAGCGCGCGCCTGATCCACCTGATCGACACCGCGCCCGACGGCCTTGAGCTTGTCGACGATCCCGAGCTGATGCTCTACGCCCGCGATGCCGAGGCCTTGGCCGCGCTCACGATCGCGGCGGTGAATGACTTATTCGGCGACGTTCGCCCGCCGCTCATGCATTACGCGCTGAAGGATGGCCAGTTGCTGCCGTGCGCCAGCGCTGGCGTGGAGGCCTGAGCCATGGCCGACGTCATCACCCGCTATTTCCGCGTTACCTCGGGCCCGCTGATCGACGAGATCGCCCGCATCAATGCCAGCCGTGAAGCCGCGAAGCCGCTGTTCTCGGCGCTCTGCGAGAAGGTCGGCGCCGAGTCGATCTATCTGCGGCGCGGCGGCAGCTTCGGCGGTTTCAAGTTCGCCATGCAGCCCGATGCCAAGACCTACAAGCAGGACGCGAACGGCTACCTGTTCCCGAAGCTCAACACCACTGCCGGCAAAGCGCTGCAAGAAGAAATCGACAGGCTCCCGCGCATTCGCCCGCTCACCGATGCGCTCGGCATTGCTGACCTGTCGTCCTGCGCACCGTCGATTTTCGTCGACGGCCGCGTGTATTTCGCCAGGCTGTCCGGCTATGCCGATGAGGGCATCTGGATCGTAGCCGTGCCGTGGATGTCGATTGCACCGGACGAGCTGGAGCGCTACCGAGCGAACAAGGCGAGCGGGCTCTACATCGACAACACGCTCGACTTTTTGACGAGCTGGACGCCGCCACCCGATTGGGTCGAGCAAAAGCGCTGGGAAGTCGAGCGCGAGGCCGAGCAGATCACGGCGCGCCGCGAGGCCGCCAAGGCTGCGACGCAGCCCGAATCGGTGGAGGCCTGAGCCATGGCACTTCCAATTCCTGCACTCAGCATTCGCCAGCCGTGGGCGTGGCTCATCGTCCGTCCGGACATCGCCGATAGCGTTACCCGCCGCCGCGATGCCGTTCGCGATGGCGAACTGAAACTCATCGAGAACCGCAACTGGCAGACGCCGTTTCGCGGCCGGTTCTGGATCCACGCGAGCAAGACCTGCACGCAACGTGAGTTCAATGAAGCCCTTGCGTTCGTCCACGGCCTCGACTTGGGTATCAAGGTTCCGCCGCTCGAAGAGCTGCCGCGTGGCGGCATCGTCGGTGCTGCCACGCTGACCGACTGCATAGAGGGAAGCTTCTCTCCGTGGTTCACCGGACCGTTCGGCTTCGAGCTGAGCGATCCGTGGCCTTGCGACTTCCGCCCCTGCAAGGGCCGGCTTGGCTTTTTCATGCCCGAAGGAGTGCCGGCATGAAAGCCCCCTTCATGACTGCCCCCGACGTGCGCGAAATCCGCCACTTCCACCTGTTCTGCGGTTCCGGCAGCGGCGCCGCCGGCATGAACGACGCCAAGCCCTCGATCGCCGGCATGCATGGCCGCTTCCGGTGCGTCGGCGGCATCGATGTCGACGCCGGCGCCATCCGCGACTTCACCCGGTTCACCGACGCTCGCGGCACCGTGCTCGACCTGTTCGACCGTGGCCAGTACCTCGACTTCCATGGTGAGGAGCCGCCCGCGAGCTGGCGCGAGGCCACGCCTGACGACATCCGCCGCGCGGCCGGCAACGAGCATCCGCACATCGTCTTCCTAAGCGCCCCCTGCAAGGGCTTCAGCGGGCTGATGGCCGAGGGCAAGAGCAAGACCGCCAAATACCAGGCACTCAACCGCCTCACGCTGCGCGGTGTGTGGCTGATGCTGGAGGCCTTCGGCGATGACCCGCCCGACCTGATCGCGTTCGAGAACGTGCCGCGCATCGCCACGCGAGGGCGGCATCTGCTCGACCAGATCGTTTCCATGCTCCGCTCCTACGGCTACGCCGTCGCCGAGACCACGCACGACTGCGGCCGCATCGGCGGCCTGGCGCAGAGCCGCAAGCGATTCCTGCTCGTGGCGCGCCATGCAGCCAAGGTGCCGCCGTTTCTCTACGAGCCGCCGCAGCGCCCGCTGCGCGGTGTGGGCGAGGTGCTCGGTCGCATGCTCCTGCCGGGCGACGCGGCGGCCGGCCCCATGCACCGCGTGCCGCGCCTGTCGTGGAAGACCTGGGTCCGTCTCGCCTTCGTCGAGGCGGGCCGCGACTGGCGCAGCCTCAACCGTCTCGCGGTCGAGGACGGCGCGCTGCGCGACTTCCTCATCGTGCCGACCATGCACAACGGCACGCTCGGCGTGCAGCGCTGGGAGGGCAGCAGCGGCACCGTGACGGGCAATGCCCGCGCCATGACCGGCGCGTTCTCCGTCGCCGACCCGCGCCCGCCCATCGATGCGCCGCAGTACCAGCAATACGGCGTGCTGCGCTGGGCCGAATCCGCCGGTGCCGTCATCGGCGTCAAGAGCCCCGGGCAGG